TAGTGATTCGAGTTTTGATAGTTGAGCTTTTCTAACTTCAGCATTAGCTGCTCTGATATTCTCTGCTCTGACCTTTTGTTTTTTTATCAGGTCTTCTAAACTCTTTACTTCTTCCTTACTAAGCGCGATGGATTTAGACTTAAGCGTGTTTATCTCTTTTTGAGCTGCCTTTGCCTGATTTACTAACTCCAAATGCTTTTTTGTAGCCATCTATAATTCCTTATAATTTATCAATATCTCTTAATAGAGATGCCAATTCATCTTTTTCTTTTTTTATTTTAGCAAGTTTATCAGTTACCTTTTTAGGTAATCCTCTTTTCTTTGCTTTTGCTATAAATCTATTAGATGTATTTTGTTGCATACCATCAAAAAAAGCATCTACAAACTTCGATACTAAAGATAGTTCATTTATTTTTTTCTTAGCCATTTTGGTTATCCTATATAATTGTTCTTATATAAATATAAGACAAAAAAAAAGTGAGGAAGTATTACCTCCTCACATTTACATTTGGTGATCTACCTCCTTTTTTCTTAGAGGCTTTATCATGTTCTTCTTTTTCTTTTTTCTTTGCTTCTAGTAATTTTTTGAAATAGAAATTTCTCCAATGGATTGGCATGAAGTAAACTTCTGACCAAGTAAATCCATTACCATAGTTAACCATTTCCCAAATCTGACTGTGAAGTTGTATTGAGTAATCACTCGGAAGGGTAAAAAAACCCAATCCCAAATGGGATATCAAGTGCCTCCTGCTCACCGGTTACATCTGATATAAAGTTGAATTTTAAATCCAAATCAGGTGTAAACTCTTGTATGTACTTCCTAAGAGCTCTTGAATCTCTAGCAAGTAAACTGTTTTTTACGAAATTATTAATATATGCTCTATCCTCATTACCACCTACATCTTGAATCATGTATCTCAATCGAGTTGTAACATCTTGTGATACTACATCACCTTTAGTTAATCTATTAAGTGCTTGTATTTCAGCATTAATATCAATTTCATCTTTATGTGTTAGTAATCTAAATATAATTGTTTTCTTACCAAGTGGTAAATCAAACTCATATCTGTTTTCTGAATTTAGTGTATCTTCTGCTACTTCCTTAACTTGAACCTTAGAAAGGTCTATGTTAACTTTTTGCTTTTCTCCTGATGATGGGTCTGTCATCTCTACTTGATAATCTTTACCATATCCTAAGATACGTGTTGCTAATAAAATAGCATTCTTATCACCAATGAATATATCACCTACATCAACTCCAGCATCTACAACTACTGATTCGAATAATTTATCAAGTACCACTCCTTTTTTAATAAGGTTCTGTGATGCTAAGATATCCTCCTCTTTGGCAGTCATATACTTTATTTCAACTGTACCCTTTGATAATGGGTTTGATTCGGGATAAAGTTTACCCTTAGATGGAAGGTCTATTACCTCCGTTGGAAAATCATATTTTGCCATAACTTTGTTTATTTTGTTCGTATATAAATATATAACTTTTAAAAAACGAGAAAAAATGTATTAAATTAACACAGTTCCCCCTCTTATCTTTGAATACAGATACTCTGCCCAATCTGCATTAGCTTCTTTACCCACATGTACACCATCAGGACTCAATGGTGAGTTTTTAAAATATGTACTATAAAAAGGTTTATCAATTACTTTATTTTGTAACTCAAAAAGTTTGGTTTTATCATCATTAAAAGTATGTATTAAATTAATATTATTTAATTTAGAATAATAATCAGTAAATTTTATAAATATTTCAGCAGATGCCTTCGAATCATACTTATCATAATAATGGTGATAATATTGGATGTGTTTTTGTAATACCTTTGTATTATTATGAAGTACATTACCAGATTTGTTCACAAGAAGAGTACAGTTGGGAAGTATATTAAGTATATTGTCTTCATATATTACTGAATACCTGGAAGCTACAGCCCAACATATTATTACAGTATCATTTGGTTGAAATTTAAAGTTATTAAATGTATAACATATACTCTTTATACTATTTCCACGTATTGCAGTGTTAACTAGTGATAATCCTAATTTTTCTGAAAGTACATGAGTCCAACTTTGTTCTTTAAATTCTAATCCGGATCCAGCTGTATGAGAACAACCAAACGTAACCAATCTATTCATAGATAGTTTTTAAAAAATGAGAAAAAAAAAGGCTCTCACTAAGAGAACCTTTTATTAATTTAATATATTCAATCTTTCTTAGAATTCTAAGATAGCATAATCATAAGATAATGTTAATGTGATTTCTGCTGGGTCATTTGAACTCCAATCTAAATCATTAAACACTGCATTGTTGATAAATGCACCTTTAAGAGTCCATTGTTCAATCTTATCACCAACTGGTCCTAACATGTAGATTTGTACATCTTTCTTATAGAAATCTGCATATCCATCTCTACCTGTAATAGATTCGTGTGATGTTCTCACCCACTCCATTACTGATTGAGCTCCACTTGGAACGATTGGGTCAAATAATGTAATCTCTACATCTTGCCATTCTCCCTTACCTTTTAATTTACGTTTAACGTTAATGTGGTCTAGGGTAATAGTTTCAAACTGAATTGAAGGTCTATTTGCTGTTTTTATTAGATATGAAGGGATACCATCGATTTCCATGATGAAACGATTTTTCATCTTTGGTTCGAAATTGGTATAAAACATATCGTTAAATTCTAATACTTCTGCCATGTTGTTTTTCTCCTATTATATTAATAAATATAAGGTTTTTTTATTTTTAATTAATTATGCCGTAAAAGATGCTCCAGTTGGTAAGATATTGAAATCTAACACGATGAATTCAGCAGTTTTAGTTGGTTGTAAGAAAATCTGTCCAGCCAATATATTTCTGTCGATTACATCTGGTGTGTTATTACTCTCGTCCATTACCACTCTAAATGCATACAATCCTTGTCTTTGTTGTATTCCTTCTAAATAAGGATTCACAGTATTTAAGAATTTACCTCTTGTTGTAGAAGTATTTTGTTCAAATACTAAGTATCTTGATGTAGAAGCTATATACTTCTTAACTTTAATCATCAATCTTCTAACATTGATTCTATCAAGTGCCGATGCTTTATCTTGAAGAGTCTTTTGTCCAAATGCTACGATACCTTCTCCAGGGAACTGAGCGATTGGATTAATTTTTCCTTCATATAATTCATCTCTTTCAGCGTGTGTTAATCTGTTTAGTACAGATATAGCACCTACTATACCACCTCTATTTAAACCTGCTGGTGCAAACCATTCGGCTGCAACTGCATCGTTAGAAGCATATATTCCTGGCATCAATACTGATGGTGGAACTGAAATTAACTTGTTAGTTCTTGAATCAATTGTTTTAACCCATGGGTAGTATGTACCTACATAGTTAGAATCAATTGCTGCACCTTGTTCGATTGCTTGTGATATGGTATCACCTGCTCCAACTACATCACCAATGAAGAAACAATCTTCTCTAGCTTCACACATATCAACTGCTTTATCAAATACATAAGAATGATGTCTTCTTACGATTCCAGGTACAGATACCAAGTTGATATCAAAATCATCTGGGTTAGATACTGATGCAATTGCTTTTACATATGCAACAGAACCCACTGCAGTTGAAGTTGATAAGTTAAACCCTTGTGAGTTACCACTTGATATAGAAGTTCCTAAATCAATAGATACTGTTGGGTCAATCCCATCAAATCCACCTTGGAAACCTACTGTAAATTGTCTTTTGTTCATATCAGATGAAAGTGAACCAGTTAGTTCAAATCCAAATGCATTAGTACCACCAACTACACTTACCGTACCATCAAATGCAAATGCTGTATTTCCACCTTGTGTTGCTCCGGTTGGTACTGGAGATAAGTAATTGTTGTTATCTATTTTAACTTGAGGTGTTTCTAAATCAATACCACTAAATACTGTAGATTTAGATGATGTGTTAGCATCAGAACCGGTTGCAAATAATACAGATGGTATAATAGATTCACCTAAACCATGTGAACCAACATCACCAACGAAAATTGGATTGTAATATTTAGCATGTCCAAATGGTCCAGCAACGATAGGATGAGAACCTTCAGCAACCGTTTCAACTCTTACGAATTTAGAACGATTAGGGTAATCACCATTTTCAGTTTGTTTTCCATTTGCATCTATTACCAAGTTTCTATCACCAATTACTTTTTTGATGTAATTAGGAGAAGCTGGGTCTAAGTTCAAGTTATTATATGTTTCTAATACTGATTTTCTCTTATCGGTATCTACAAATCCTCTAATCATTAATGAGAAAGTAGCGTAATCGGTTGCATTAGATGAACCTGCTGCTTTTACATTGAATATAGATACTTTGTATTCTTTATTATATACAGTACCATCACCGATAGTATGTAATTTAAATAAATTACTTCTTTCACCAGATACTAATTGAGATTGTATCCATGGTGTTGAAGAATGTTGTACATCAGTAGTAAACGCTTGGTCTGCTAGTGTAATAATAGATACTTGTGTTTGTCCACTTGCAACTGCATCAGCTGATGCTTTCTCAAAGTAGTTATAAACGTATCCATCTTTAGTTCCTCTTGGGTTAACACCAAATACATCACCTAAATCATTTCCATCTGCTGGATTGATAGAAGCTGATATACCAGATTCACCTACTAGAGTTATTTCAAATGCCGAAGCTGATACAGATGCAACTAATGTTGAACCTGTTAATGTTCCAGTTCCATTGTGTGTTTCGAATAATGTTCCTAATATTTGACTATTAGAAGCATCATCGACACTTACGATAGCAACTGGTGCTGTTTGTGTATAACCACCTTGATGACCAACACGAACAATAGTTACTGTTCCTGCTTCTCTAAGATAGTTTTGTACGGTATATCCTGTATAGTATGAACCATCAGGTGTACCGAAAATTTGTTCGAATTCCGATTGGGTGTTAACAACGGTTGGTACGAATGCTGGTCCCTTGTGAAAAGGTCCTATTACAGCTGCTCCGATTTCTCCAACTCCTTGTGATAAGAAAGAAAGGTCATTTTCTCTCGTAAATACCCCAGGTGATACAATTTTTTCTGCCATGTTATTTTACTCCTTGTTAATGTTGTTGAATGTTGATACTCTTATATAAGTATAATCTAATTTGTCTAAAATATAATTTATACCTCAGTTTTTTCTAAAACTTCTTCTTTTTCTTCGGTTGGTGTAAATGTATTGGTTTCTGGATCATAATTTCCATCTCCATATATGTCATTTAAACCTTTGAATAGTTCTTGTTCTTTCTGTACTAAACTAGAATGTTGATTTAACAAATCTTGTTCAACTACATCAAGTTCATCGATTCTTCTTTTCTTTTCTATTGCCAATTGTCCCAATCTCGTGAATGTATTTGCAACATCTTGTCTTAAATCTTGTATTGATTGTACTTCTTCTTCTGTAAACTTAAGTGCTTTCGCCATCTTTTTTTATTTTTGTGAATTGTTATGTAATATATATAAATATATAGATTTTTCTGAAACGTTAAAAATATTTCTAACTAACTGTAAATGTTAATACACTTGAGTAGTTACTTAATAACCCATTTGTTGAGTATTGTCTTACTCTTGCATATCTAGTACCTGTTCCAATATCAAATGAATCTCCTATTTCTGTAGTTTGTAAAAATACGTTTGACCATAATGTTTCACTAACTAATGGAGAAGAAAAATCTGAATTGTTATCTATTTGTACATCATATACATCATTTGTACCATCACCTACCCAAGATAATTTAAGAGTACCATTTGTCCATGCTAATGTAGTTGGTGCATTACCAGCTGTTTCATCCGAATGTGAATTTCCTCCTTTATTATGAGTAATATATCCATTAACTAAATATGTATCATTTGTTTCAACATCAATTGAAACTATTTCTGTTGTTGAATTAACAGCAACAATAGAAGTAACATCAATTTCACTAATAACACCAGATACTTCTTTAATTAATTTATCATTTGTATCAATGTTCATCATTTCTTTGAATCTATATTCACTATCAC